GGATAATACGAATTGGAAACGTGGAGATCACTTTAACTGGGCAGAGCGAGGAATAGACCAAGACAAGGTTGCTACCCTATACGCCGCAGGTTATATCCACCACAATAAAGAACTAGAGGTTCAGAACAAGGTTGGAGATCGACTGTCTGAACTAGCTGGTAAAGACTTAGAGACCTTAGTGAACTTACTTAATGTCGAGGTAAACAAACGTACCTCCAGTAAGACAGAGTTTGAAGCTAAGAAGTGTAAGAAGTCTAAGATTGACGACAAGCAACGTGGTCTAATCAGACGCTTCCTTAATGTTAATCGCTGGATTACAGAAGACTTCTACGACATTCGAGACAAGGTTCTCGCTGACTAATAACAACGGAGACGACTTACATGGCATGGTCTTACGATCCTACAGACTTGGACACTACCACGGCCTCTGGTCGTCTCAATACAGTGCGTCTTTTAATCGGTGACACTAATACCGAAGATCAGCAAGTACAGAACGAAGAGGTCACGTTTGCTCTATCTGAGAATGGTAACAATGTTTACTACTCAGGTGCTTGGGCTGCTCGTGTTATCTCGGCTAAATACTCCCGTCAGGTAACAACACAATTAAGTGGAGCCTTAAGTGCTGATTACTCTGACCTAGCCAAACAGTATAAAGCTCTGGCAGATGACCTAGAGTACCAAGGCAAGACCGCTGGTGCTGCTGTAGGTGTTCTGGCTGGGGGCATCACCAAGAGTGGTATTGAGGCTGTACGAGCTAACACTAACCGTATCGAAGGCTCCTTCCGTAGAGATCGTTTCAAGAACCCACCAAGCTACCAAACACCTGAATACGAATAAGGAGTAAGATATGTCATTCCGCTCCTTTGACTTGCTAAACCTCGTAAGAGACTTTGGCTCAGATGTAACACTAAGGAAGACCAGTACGGCTGGAACCTATAACCCTGCTACTGGTGCAGTAGATGGTGCAGCTACCACTGACTATACCGTGAGTTCTTACTTCTTTAATTTCTCTGTGGGGCTTCCTATTGGTGACGAAGTTCGTCGTGGGTCTAGCCGCTGTATCATTCCAGCACTAGGTCTTGCTGTCGTCCCTGATGATGAAGACAAGGTTATCGGTCTTGGTAATACATACGAGATCGTGTCGGTACAAACCTTCTACAGTGATGGTGTTGCCATTTGCTATGTCTGCGAGGTTCGTGACTAATGAGTATTCAAGCCACGATGAACGCCTTTAAAGACAAGATAGAAAACAGGGTAGCTGATGAAGTTGAGCAAAAGTTTGACGAGATAGCTTCCTACGCAGTTTATGTTGCTGTCCCTGACCAGTCTATCGACACAGGCGCTTATGTAACCTCATTTTCCATTGGCCCTGCTGGTTTCGGTGGTGGACGTAGCCGAAGCTCAGACAACAAGCCCAAGAACCAGAACCCACAGGCCATGAAAGACCAAGCATATTCTCAGCTTATTGGCGACATAGATCGTATAGATTTTGAGGCGATGCTAGAGTCTGGTAACACTAGGTTTACCCTCCGAAATCGTGCGCCTCACGCTAGAGATGTCGAGGATGGTGCTAACTGGAAACGCTCAGGCTACCATGTCTTCACAAAGATTAGGGATAAGTTCGGATGAGTATTTATAATGACATTCGTGCCGCTCTTGAGAGCCACTTAGCTAACACCGCTGGACTACCCACTGGAATAGCCTATGAGAACGTCTCATTTGAGCCTCAGACAGGCACTAGCTTCCTTAAGGTGTCCTTTGTCCCAACGTCTCGTAGACCCGCTGTACGAGGCTTAAATCCACAACAACGGTATCAAGGTGTCTTCCGTGTATTCTGCTACACACCCGAAGGTAATGGCCCCGCTACTGCTGATGATATAGCCAACAAGGTTATGACAGCCTTTGAAGCCACGACTGACATTTCTTTTACTAACGGTGAAGCTGAGACTTTCATAGTTTCCATTGACTACGCTGAGAGAGATAATGGCTTTGTAGATAGTCCGTGGTATTACACGGTAGTTAATATCGGCTGGTATATCTACTCATAAAGAAAGAACCACTATGACTAAAGCAAGTAAGAATTTTGTCTACTCAGGCAAGACATATCTCATCGGAGATGAGGTTCCCGCTAATGTAGCTACGGCTGTTGACCCTTCCTGCACGGAAAAGCCCAAAGCTAAGAAACCAACATATACTAATACTATTCTTGAAGGAGAATAAACATGGCTTTTGCACAAGGTAGCCGTTCCAGTCTCTCGTACATTGCAGAGACATCTTTCGGCACTACGCCATCCACACCCACTTTCGCTAACCTTCCGATTAACTCACACTCTCTGGACTTGACCAAAGACCGTGTTGAAGGTAATGAAATCCAAGCTGACCGTATGACACGAGTTGACCGTCATGGTAACAAGCAAGCTGGTGGCTCTATCGAAGTTGATCTTCGTAAAGGTGACTATGATGAGCTTCTGGAATCAGCTTTCTTTAATTCATACGCTACAAACGTCTTGAAGGTTGGAACTACACCTAAGTTCTTTACAATGGAAGATGCAGCTAACGACATTTCCCAGTTCCGTCTGTTCACAGGTATGGCAGTATCTACCGCCAGTTTCTCCATTGCACCTAATCAGATGGTCACAGCGACCTTCGACATGGTTGGCAAAGGCATGACACAGGCTGGTACAACAGGTTCCACTGGTGGTACACCAACAGCTTCGACAACTAACTCACCTTTCGATAGCTACTCAGGTACTATCACAGATGGTGGCTCAGGTATTTCCATCGTGACTTCGATTGACTTTAGCCTTTCCAACTCTCTGGCCCCCACTTTCGTAGTTGGTGCTGACAATGCACAATCCCTTGAGTTTGGTAGTGCTGTCGTTGAAGGTACAATGACCGTTTACTACGAAGATGAAACACTCATCAACAAGTTCCTGAACGAAACCGAAAGCTCAATCACAGTGTCTGTTGACGATCCTACAGGCTCCAACGCATATACATTTGAGTTCCCCCGTGTAAAGTATAATGGTGCGTCTGTACCACTTCAAAACCCTCAGTCTCGCCTGATTACACTGCCATTCGTGGCCCTGTATGACAGCGTAGAGAACACAAACTTGAAGATGACACGCACAGCCTAATCCCTAGCTAGGGTAGAGTGGGGACTTCTGTCGGGTGAGGTTCCCACTCACTATAAATCACCCGACATAACCTCGACAACACATCATAAGGAATCCCGATATGGACTTGATGAACATTGGTACTACAAAAGAAACTACAGATGTAACCCTGTACAACCCCGTTAACTCTGAAATCCTAACTAATGAGGATCGTTCAGAGATGACCATTACAGTATATGGGCCATACTCGAAGAAATACAAAACTATCTCTCACGCTCAACAGAACCGCCGCTTGATGAAAGCGCAACGGACTGGTGGTAAGCTCAACCTCACTGCTGAGGAAATTGAAGCATCCGCATTAGACCTCATGGTTAAGTGCGTGAGTGGATGGAATATCACTCTTGGTGGTGAACAACCAGATTGCACAGAAGCTAAGGTACGAGAAGTGTTTGAAGCACTCCCTTGGGTTCGTGAGCAAGTGGATGCTGCCTTGGGTGATGCTCAGGCTTTTTTGGACAAGTAAGGGCTGAACTTGAGGAGTACGCTGAGTATTCCTTTAAGATGGGTAGGAAGGTCTCAGGTAGTAAAGGTAAAGCTACTGAGGCCGACCACCTAGCCCAAGTCGCCAAACAGTTAGGCAAAGAACTAGCAGAGGTTGAACAAGCTAATGCTGATGCAATCTTCCCTGACGTAGCTTCCCACTTATGGTCTACCTTTATAGAACTACACGATGGTAGAACTTACGGTATGAGTGGCCCTAACCCAATATCTTACGACATCATTAAAGCATGGTGTGATATTACAGGTGTAGACCTTTCCCCTTGGGAAGTTACTATTATAAAGTCTCTGGACAACCTCTGGATTAAAACTACTGGCGAGGAAGCAAATGACTGATCCTATTGAAATTGGTGTTGAGGTTAGAACTAACAGTGTTCGCTCTGCCACCAAGGAGGTTGACTCCCTTGGCAAGACGTTAAAATCCGCAGAAAGAAGTGCCTCCGCTTTTGTGGACGCTTTCGCACGTCAAGAACGCCAAGTTTCTAAAGCCGCCATTGCTAACAAAGCATACTCTTCTACCGCCCAGAAGATGTATAATGAAATTCTTAAGATTGATACAGCCACCAAAAGCGCCAGTGCTAGTGCTAGTGTATTTGCTGCAAACCTAG